CGGCCACAAGATCCACACGATGTTTGCCGACGAAACCGGTGTTGGCGGCCCGATTATAGACCGCGTGAAGCAGCTAGGGCACCGCAACATTATCGGCATCCAGTTTGGCGGTTCATCGCCGGATCGTCACTTCGCCAACATGCGTTCGTATATGTGGGCGCAGATGAAGGAATGGCTTGACCGCGGTGCGGTGGACAAGCTGGAAGAGTTGGAAACGGACCTAACCGGTCCCGGCTTCCACCATGACAAGAGCGACCGATTGATTCTCGAATCGAAAGAAAACATGAAGCAACGCGGACTTAAGTCTCCTGACAATGGCGATGCGCTGGCGCTTACGTTTGCGCAGCGCGTGGCTGTGGGTGCCCCGATGAAGCGACCTGAGGCAAGTTACTCCCAATGGGCATGAGCGACGCGAAGTTCATGGAGCTTGCGCTAGATCGCTTTCACCGGGCGAAAGAAGCCGACGCGTCCGAGCGGAGTCTGGCTGTTAACGATCTCGAATTCTACCTGGGCGACCAATGGGACAGCGAGTCGATCAAGGCCCGCGACGATGCAAAGCTGCCCCGCATCACGTTCAACCGGCTGATGATGTTCACCAACCAGATCAGCAATCAGAGCCGCGCGAATGATCACAGTATCGGCGTTGAACCGGCAGACGGGGCGCCGGAAGAGGTGGCGGAACCGCTACAGATGCGGATTCGCCAGATCGAATATCAGTCCAAGGCGAAGGTGGCGCACGACAACGCGCAACACAGCCAGATCGTGTGTGGCCGCGGCTTTGAGCGCCTCCGCATGGAGTTTGTGGAGCGGTCGATGCTCCAGCGTCCAGTGATTGAGGCTATTGCTAACCCGTTCTCGGTCTACTGGGACCCGAACGCCGTCGATTACGACCTTTCGGATGCGGAATTCGTGTTCGTCATCACCACGATGACGGTTGAGGAGCATTCAAGCCGCTATAAACGCTCGAGGGCGGCGGCAAGTAACTATTTCACCGACTCGCAGAATCCCGCGCCGAAGCAAGCCCGCGATTGGTTCAAGGGCAAGAAGAAGATCCAAGTAGCGGACTATTACACCCGCACGGCGGTCGAGAAAACGCTGGTTGAGATGCCCGATGGCACTACGAAGCTGTACGATACGTCGGGGGAAGTCCCGCCCGAGATGGCGGATTACCCGACGCGTGCCGAGAAGTGCTACAAGGTCATGCACTACGTTATCGACGGCGTAGAGTGCCACGAAGAAACCGAGTGGGTAGGCTCGACGATTCCGATTACGCCTTATTGGGGAATGTCGATCACGGACGCTCAGGGCAAAAAACGAACCATATCGCTCATCCGCCCAGCCAAAGAGCCACAGAAGACGCTGAACCACGCCGTGTCTGGGCTGGTGGCGATGCTCTCGATTTCCCCGAAGAACGTCTGGCTGGGTGTCGAGGGCATCTTCGACACAACCACGCAGTGGAAGAGCCTTCACCAGATGGCCTTTGCGTATGCCGAGTACAAGGCACTAGACGTGCAAGGCAACCCGGCGCCGCCTCCGCAGCTGATGACGCATGAGCCACCGATCCAGGCGCAGCTTGAGGCGATGGCGATGGCGACGGACGGCATTAAAGCCGCGCTTGGGATCTTCGACGCTTCCATCGGTGCCGAGTCGAACGAAAAGAGCGGACTTGCGATTCAGACGCGCCAGAAGCAGAGCGACGCTGCGAATTACCACTTTCAGGCAAACGCAATTCTCTCCATTGAGAGCACAGGGCGCAAGATCGTTGAGATCCTCGGCCTCATTGACGCTAAGCGGGAGACAGTGCAGGGTCGCACTTATGAAGGCAAGACGGTGCGCTTCCCGGTCAACCAAGAGCACCAGATGCCAGGTGGGAAACAAGTGCTCTACGACACCAACTATGTAAATCCCTATTCAATGTCGATTGTCGTCGACGCTGGGCCGAGCTTTAAGAGCGCTCGCGATGAGGCGCACCAGCAGGACGGCGACATGATCCGCGCGCTTCCCGAGCTGATGTGGGTAATCGGCGACCAGTATTTTGAGACGTCGAACGCGCCGGGCGCCAAAGAGAATGCTAAGCGCATCCGCAAGGTGATCGAGATGAAGTCGCCAGGCGTCATTGAGAACCCTGACGAGCAGCAAGGCGCGCCGCTGCCGCCTGAGGTACAAGCGCAAATGCAGAAGGATCAGCAGCAGATCCAGCAACTCAGCGCCGCAGTAGAGGGCCTTTCCGCTGAGAAGGAATCGAAGTCCTTAGAGTTTCAAAGCCGCGAGCGCATTGAGGACGAGAAGCTGACGTTTGCACGCGAGAAGCTGGCCGCCGAAGTTGAGATGGAAATGGCGAAATTGGGCGATGCCCGCGCCTTTGCCGACATGCGGCATGATCTCGACTTCCTGAAGCAACAGATTCAGGCTTCGACCGTAAAAGCACAGATGGACCACACGAGCGAGATGAAGCAGATGGACCAGCAGGAAGCCGCCGAGCAGCAACAGGCGCCGCAACCGGGCGCACCGCCGGCCACTGACCAAGTTTCCCAAGTTCCTCCTCCTGCCGGGCCGCCGCAAGGCGCACCCGGCGCACCAATGGCGTAGCAAACCGGCCTCACGGCGGGCCTAGAATTCACCGCGCTTACGACAATCATGGAACTCACCCCAACCAGCATCCCCGAGCTAGCCGAGATGTCCTTTCAGGACTACAAGACAGCCCGCGCACAGGCTCCCACGGAAGCCGATGCGAAACCCGCGCAAAACGAAAAGCAGCCAGAACCCGAGGCCGTCCCCGACAAGGACAAGGCAGCGGACAAAGAGACCCCCGAACCTGGCGCGGTGGAGACCACGGACAAGAAACATGAGGACGACGAGGAAGTTGACGAATCGAAGCTTCCCGTTGGCGTCCAGAAGGCGATCAATAAGAAAACCTTCCAGATGCGAACCGCTCAGCGGGAGCGCGATGAGGCTTTAGCCAGGTTGAAGCAGATGGAGGAAGCGGTCACAAACCCGCCTCCGCCGGCTGTTGATCTGAGCAAAAAGCCTCAATTGGCCGATTTCGATTATGACGAGGCGCAATACGAGCGGGCTTTAGAGGCCCACGTTAAAGCCAAGACGGAAGCGGAAGCGACGCAGCGCACCGAAGCGGAGAGCGCGGTAAAGCACGCGGCTGAGTTGCAGACGAAGATTGCCAATGCCGAGAAGGAAAAGCCGGACTTCCGCGCTGTTGCCTTCGACCCCGCCGTGCTCGCGACGATCAGCAAGTCCCCGGCTTTGCAGTTGGCGATCAGCGTCAGCGACAACTTCGGGAAACTGGCCTACCACTTGGGCAAGAACCCCGAGGTGCTGGAATCTCTCGTCGCGATGCCGCAGATCCAAGCTGTATTCGCGCTTGGCAAGCTCGAAGCCTCCCTCATGTCTCCTCCTCCAAAACCAGTGACACCGCCCCTACCTACGCCTTCAAAGCCGGTGGGTGGACGCAATCAAGGGTATACCGAACCAACTCGCGCAGAGTTGGCCGAGATGCCATTGAGCGAGTACAAACTCCACCGCGCGCGGCAGAAGTAGGGCTAACCCGCGCTGAAAGGCGCAGAGGACACAATGGCCAATCAACTTCAAACCAGCAAAATCATCCTCAACGAGATTCTTATGGAACTCGCGACGGATCTCCGCGTGGTTCGTGCAATGGACACGAGCTACGTTTCAGAATTCACCAAAAGCGCCTATGCCGTGGGCGATACCGTCCAGGCTCGGCGTCCGCAGCGCTTCCTATACCGTGAAGGGCTCGAGTACAAAGAGCAGGGCATCGACAACATCACCGTGCCGATCACCGTCTCAAGCGCAGGCGGTGTCGACCTGGGATGGGATTCGATTGACCCTACTCTCAATGACAAGGGCCTCAAAACGAAATATGTGAAGCCCGCGCGGTTGGCGATCTCTGCCGCGATCAACCAGAGAGCCGCCGCATTTATCGCTTTGAACACGGCCAACGCCGCCGGCACTCCCGGCACCATCCCGAGCACCATCGCGACCTACTTGGCCGCTGGTGACCGCATCATTGAGCAGGGAATGCCGATGAATGATGACCTGAACTGCATCATCACCCGCAATATGTCCTCGATCTATGTGGGCGGGCAACAGCAGTTCTTCAACCCCGCCGCGATGATCGGCAAGCAGAGCGAGACTGGCCGCATTTATGCGAACCAGCTCGGCTACACCTTCTCGCAGGATCAGACGCTACTGCGGCAGATGACCGGCGCTTATGGCGGTGCCCCCACGGTGAATGCCGCGCAATCGGGCGCAGGCGCTTACACGAGCGGTATGCCCCTAGTTGTCCAAGGCACTTTGGCAAATGCTACATACGTCGTCGGCGATCGATTCACGATTGGCGGCGGAGCGACGGCAGTAAACTCCGTTCACCCGCAAACCCGGCAGGACAATGGGCGCTTGCAGGAATACGTCATCACGGCCCCGGCTGTGGCTGATGGCTTCGGTGCGGTAACGTTGCAGGTCTTTCCCTCGGTCACCCCGAGCGGTCAGTACCAGAACGTGTCGCAAGCCGCGGCGAACGGCGCAACGATCAACATGATTGGCGCGGCATCGACGATTCACACGCAGGCGTTGCTGTTCCATGAGCAGGCCTTCGCTTTCGTGAGCGTCCCGATGGCGATGCCCGACCAGAAAGGCGTTGAAGTCGCAATCATGGAAACCGATGACGAGACCGGCTTGAGCGTGTCGTTCATCCGGCAATTCATTGCTACCGAGCGCCGATGGGTGAACCGCTTCGACGTTCTGTTCGGCTTTGCTCGATTGAACGCGGAATTGGCGAGCGTGATCTACGCCTAAGGAAACAACATGAACACACTCAAACCCATTCTTCTCCTTGTTTTGGTTGCGGCGACCGGCTTCGCTCAACTCAACAGTTTCACTACCACCACGCTCTCGAACAACGTTTTGACCGGCGATACGGTTTTTGTTCTCGCCTCGGCGACGAACATTACCGCCGGCGGGAACGGCGTTCCGAAAACCTACCTCTACGTATTGGACCCTGGTTCAATCTACGGCGAGTTGGCGGGAGTAACGTCGGTAAATGGCAATCGGATCAGCGTTCAGCGTACTAGCGGCTCTCTCACTGGAGCAGCGCATGTCGCGGGGGCGATTGTCCTCGTGCAGCAAGCGAACATGTACGAAAAGTGGGACCGCGTTGGCGGTTGCGTTCTCGCTAACACGAAGATTCAGCCTGCGATTAACGTCCTTACCGGGCGTCAGTGGCTCTGTTCTTCGGTTACCGGAACGTGGGTCCCTGGCTGGAACAACGACTACCCGCCTGTTCCCACGGCCACCGTCGCCTCGGCGGCTGGCCCCATCACGCCATCGGGGCAGCTGTTCATTGTCAGCGGCACGGCGGCGATTACCGGCTTCACCTTGCCGGTGGGCTTCATCGGGGGATCGTTTACGATCATCCCCACTGGGGCCTTCACCACGACCAACTCGGGAAACATCGCCATTGCTTCTACCGCGATAGTGGGTAGGTCCTTGACCTTCACCTACAACTTTGCGACGGCGAAGTTCTACCCGAGCTATTAGCTCCACCCCGCCGGACCCTCCTATCGGCGATCCCCAGAGCGGGGACGGACCCCTTTTCCCCGTCCCCGCTCGCTTTTAAGAAAGGTTTTCATGTCCTTTGCCCAATACCCCAAGGCGAAATACCACGCGACAGACGCCAATTCTCCCAAGCTGGTCCACTCCGAAGAGCAGGAATTGCACCTCGGGCAGGAATGGAAGGATGTTCCGCACCAGGAAGCAGCCCCGCTTACCGATGACGCCGTTACCGCAGGGGCCGCGATGAGCGTGACAATCGAGGCGCCAGCGCGGCGTCGACTCCGAAACTAATATGGCAACCGTCCAAGACATCATTAACGCAGCGGCAAGTTACGCGGGCATCTATGCGACCGGCGAGAGGCTTGCGCCTGATGACAACAATGCGGCGCTCGAGGAGTTTAACGACTTCAAGGACGAAATGAACACGGAAGGGCTCAACATGTACACCGAGAACATCCTTCAGTTCAACCTCGTCGCCGGGCAGCAGACGCGCACAATCGGACTAACTGGACAATGGGCGACGGTTCGACCGCAACATATCGACCGCGCCAACCTACTAATTACCGCGAATGTTCGGCGACCGCTGCCAGTTGCATCTGACGAGCAATGGGGAAATATCCCAGTTCAAAACGTGCAGGGACCGCCGCTGCTTATGTATCCGAATGGAGACTACCCTAACACGACAATCTATTTCTACCCGATCCCCGATCAAGCCTACCCGGTTGAGATTTACGTTTGGAATCAGTTCCTCGACTCGGCCAACCTCACCGATCCCGTGGCCTACCCGCCTGGCTATCGCAATCTCTTCAAATATAACCTCGGCGAGCGGCTTTGCATCCGCTTTGACAGGCCTGTCAATCCCGATCTCCACGACAAGGCGCTGAAGTCGTGGGCAAAGGTGAAGGCAAACAACTCAGAGCCTCCGCAGATCGGGACCGATCCTCTCTTCAAGGGCACCAACAGCCGTTACTTCGATTACAGGATTGGACCCTACGCGGGGAACTAATGGCACGCTTCGGATTCGTCGGCGACGACTACAAGAGCTACGAGAGTGCGGCATCGTGCCAGCAAACCATGAACTGGTATCCCGAGGTAGTGGCGCGCGATGGCGGCAAGTCGACGGCTTACCTGTGCCGTGTGCCGGGCATCAAAGTCATCGTCGGATTCGGGCAGCCGGGGTGCCGCGGCGTCTACACCGAACCGAAGAGCGGGCGAGTGTTCACGGTCATGTCGGGCTTCTTGTTTGAGCTGACTTATATTGCGGGCGTCTGGGCCTATGTCCTCTTTGGCGCGTTGAACTCCGCGAGCACGATGGCGCATTTCTCAAGCAACGGGTTTTCGCTCGCCGTTGTGAGCGGCCGGCAGCTTTACACCGTCGACCTGATGACAAACACGTTTGAGGGCGTCGTGCCTGGGCTGGACATCACGCAGATTGACTTCCTGGGCGGCTACCTGATCGGCGTTAACGGTGGAACCACTTTCTTCATCTCCGATCTCTACAAGGCGCGGACGTGGAGCGGCAATGAGGCGAGCGCGGAGGATAACCCCGATGCCATCGTCGGGCTGAAAGTCGATCATGGGCGCATTTGGCTTGGGGGAACAGAATCAACGGAAATCTGGGCCTCGAACGGCGGCAACGTTGACTTCCCATTTGACCGCATACAGGGGACGACGATGACGGAAGGCTGGGTGTCGCCTGATTGCGCCGTGTCGATGGACAATACGCTGTTCTGGATCTCGCAAAGCAAGAACGGAAGCCGGATGGCGATGATGGCAAACGGCTATACGCCGACGCGCATCTCCAACTACTCAATCGAGGCGGAATGGCAATCCTACGCCACGATTTCGGACGCGGTGGCCTTCCCGTACCAAGAGAACGGACACACCTTCTGGGTTATCAGCTTCCCGAATGCCATGAAAACGTGGGTCTATGACCGGTCTAACGCAATGTGGCACCAGCGGGGCTACTGGAACCGCGCCACCGGCCTTTATGAGTCCGTGCGGGGCCGCTACCACTGCTTTGGATATGGGCAGCACATCGTCGGCGATTGGCAGTTCGGCTCTCTTTACATCCAGAGCCTCAAATACCTGACGGATGACGATTTCGGCTTTATTCGTCGCGTCCGGCGGTCGCCGCATGTCTGGAGCGACAACAAACGCAACTATTTCAACGGCTTTGAACTCTACGTGCAGGCTGGCGTCGGCGTTATCAACGATCCGCAGGGGGATGCGATCTTCTCTTTGCGATGGTCCGACGATGGCGGGAAAACGTGGAGCAGCTTTAACGACCGCAACGCGGGCGAGCTCGGGCAATACTCGACGCGCGTGCGATGGCTGCGCTTGGGCTCGGGCCGTGATCGCGTCTGGGAGGTTGTCACGACCGCTGCGGCGGATGTGGTGATGATCGATGCCGACATCATCGTGACGCAGGGTTTTAGCTGATGGCAGTCTACCGCTCGGGAGTCAAGAAGGTCGCTACTCCGTTACCGACGACGGCGACGGTAATCGATCCAGTCTCAGGGCTGATGACTACCGAGTTTCAAACATTTCTTCTCAGTTTGGTTGAACAAACGCAGCAAGCGTTGGACTTGGGGGTGATCCTGTTGGCCGGCGGTGGCGTTCAGCCTTCCGCCCAGCTAAATGACAACTTACTTTCTCTGGAGGGTTTTATCATGGCCGCAAGCCTCGTTCATGCAATCAAAGGAGTGTATGCGCCCGCCGCACCGGCGACGTTCTACACTGTCCCGCCGAACAACAAGCTACAGGTCACGAACGGGACGCTCGTAAGCAGTTCTGGGACATTGCAGCTGATGAGCGTTTACTTCGTTCCGCCAGGCGGCGTTCCAGGCCCAGATAACGCGATTCTCTACAAGCAACCGATAGCCGCCGGCGCAAGCGTCGCGTATCCGCAAATGAACCACCTTTTAGATGCAGGGACGACGATTCAGGTCGAATGCAACGCCCCAGCCGTTGTGTCCGTGCAAGTCTCGGGGGCGTTGCTTTAATGACGAATGAGGAGCGTGATCACAAACTAGACCAAAAGCGTGAGGACGACTTACAGGAACTTCGAATAGGACAGGCGGTTAGAAAAGGTATCGACAAACTAATAGACGATCACCAAAAAATGCGCGATCAGATGCGGGAATTAAAAGCGCAATCGGATCGCATCGAAGCGCAGGCCTCGCGGATTGAGGTCCAGGCGATATTGACGAATGGTCGAGTCAAGTCTGTGGAAACTTGGCAAGCCGTAAAAGAGGGCCAAATTGGGATACTCGTTCTTGGCTGCGGCGGCCTTGGGGCACTGAGTGCATGGCTGTTTGAGTTGGTGAAGAAATGAAGATTCGCCGCGCTACCGTTGAGGACTTGCCGGACCTTGAACGGCTGGCGCGGCAATTCTACGACGAGACGAACGTGGTGCGGAACTTTGACATCGGGCGATTTGTTGAAGTATTCACCGCGCTCATGGCGGGCGGCGATTGCGTTATCTTCCTCGCCGAGGCCGGCGACAAGCCTTTCGGGGCGCTCGGGGCGTTCAAATACAAAGACGCATTTTCGCTTGCGATTTTCGCAAGCGAACTGTTCTGGTTTGTTGACCCGGCGCAACGCGGTTTCGGCGGCATACGACTGTTTTTAGAGTTTGAGCGATGGGCGAAAGAGTCCCAATGTACGGAGGTCCGAATGGTTCATTTAGTAGATTCCATGCCTGACAAGCTGAAGCATTTTTACGAGGCGGAGGGATACACCGCCGCCGAAACCCACTATCGGAAGGTGCTCTAAGTGCCAACTGGCATCGGGACTGCTGCCGCCGTTTCGGGCATACTGGGCGGGGCTGGCGCTCTAGGATCAATCTTCGGCGCCAATAAGCAAGCGAATGCGGCAAACCAAGCGTCGCAGATCCAAGCGGCGGCTGCGGCCAAGGCCGGCGAAAACAGCATGTCCGCTGCGACTCAGGCGGGCAACTATGGAACGAATGCGGCCAACGCCGCAGGGCGGGGCATGTCGGAGGCGACCGGCAACGCCAACGACCAGCTCACGCAACAGCTTCAAGCGGTTCTCGCGGCCAACGGTCCCTATACGCAAGCAGGCCAGCAGGCGCTATCGCAACTCCAGCAACTCTATGGCGAGGGCGGCGCATACTCAAAGCCCTTCGACTATTCGCAGGTCGACGTCACAAAAGACCCTGGCTACCAGTTCCGAATGGATCAGGGGAACAAGGCCGTCCAAGCGGGCGCGGCGGCTCGCGGGAATGTCCTCAGCACGCGGGCGCAAAATGAAGTTTCTCGGTTCTCGCAGGGGCTCGCATCGCAAGAATTCGGGGCTGCGGCGACGCGAGACTTCAGCGCTTACACGGACGCGCGCAACGCTCGCACCGGCGTCTTGACGAACATTGCCGGCCTTGGCGAGCAGGCGAACGTCAACAGCAACACAGCACGGACCGGAACAGGCGCGGCAATCAGCGGTAATCTCATCCGCTCGGCTGGCTACACCGGCGACGCTGGCATCAACGCCTCGCAGTATGCAGGGAATGCGCTGCTGACGGCGACACAGCAAGCAGGGGACTTCGCAACGCAAGGCGCGAACGCTCGGGCGGCGGGAATCGTCGGTGGCGCGAACGCTTGGAACTCCGGCATCCAGAACGCTGGCAACGCGGCGTTTAATGCATACGGGACATACCTGAAGGCGACCAAACCATAATGGCAATCAACCCGAACATTGCACTTGAAGGTCATGGCATTGACCTATCGCAGGGTATCGCCGGCGTCGGCAACGCCTACGAGATGGCCGCCGACAAGAAGTTGAAGCGCGAGTCGATGCGGCAATCGACCCAGCTTCACGAAGCGCAGATGCGGAACATCAACGTTCAGGAAGCGCAGCGGACGGCACAACTGGCGCGTGATCAGCAATTTAGCGACGCGGTGTCCAGCGGAGCGCCCACCCAGGCCCTATTCGCCATCGACCATAAGGCGGCCGCTGAATACACGAAGGCGCAATCGGACGCAAAGGCCTCAAAGCTCCAGGCGGACATTTACCAGTACACGCTAGACGAAAAGCGGCTTGAACATTTGGGACGCGCAGCCGCGGCTTCTACGACTGGGCCGCAATTCCTTGCGAATATCGCTCACCTTGAGCAAAACAACATGATTTCCCATGCCGATGCAGCGCCATATCTCGCCGAATATGCCAAGGGAGGA